CTGTCCTGACGGCTTTAAGTATTTTGAAAGATCTCCAATGCAAACTGCATTAGAGGGTGATTTCGATACTGGAAACATGAGATACAAAGCTAGAGAGAGATATTCATTTGGATATTCAAACTTCAGAGCCGTTTACGGTTCTCAAGGAGCTTAATTAGAACGATTGGTAATAGCGTTTTTAACTCAACTATTACTAAGGGCAGTTTCGACTGCCCTTTTTTTTATCTATCTATAAAAGGTTTATTTTTTTAAAAATTGAGAGTAATATAGATTAGGTGTTTAATTAGCTTAATGAGGACTGATTTATCAGTTTCCATTAATACAAATATAAGGAGTTCATAATGGCTAATCCACATTTCCAAAATTTAATATTATGGGCGGGTAATACTGTTGCATCTAAGAACAAGAAAAACTTGCCTATGTTTCAACCATATCCTTCGGACCAAACGTACTACGGTTATTTTAATGACTTTATGACGTACAATTCAGGAGACTGGACAATCACCACAACTGAAGCTGGTAGCGGCAATGCTTCAGAGGCTGTTACATCATCAGCTGGTGGAGCTTTGTTAATTACAAATGATGATGCCGATAACGATTTAGACTTTTTACAGCTTAAAGGCGAGCCTTTTAAACTAAGCACAAGTAAAAATGCTTTCTTTTCTGCTAGATTTAAAGTAAATGATGTTGACCAATCAGATTTTGTTATGGGTCTTGGTATTACAGACACAACACCTCTTGATACAACTGATGGAGTTTTCTTCATTTCTGCCGATGGTGACGCAGGGTTAGATTTCTTAGTTGAGAAAGATAACAGTGCAACTACTACAGAAGATGTAGCTACAATGGCTGACGATACTTTTATTACAACCACTTGGTTTATTGATTCCACTAGAGGTTATGTTTATTATTCAATAAATAATGCAGAACCTGTTGCGGTTGCTAACACTAACTTACCTGACGATGAAGAATTAACAGTTTCGTTTGGTATTCAAAATGGTGAAGCTTCGGCGCAAACTTTGACTATTGATTACGTTAACGTATTGATAGAAAGATAGGAGTAAACAATGGCAGATGCAGTAACATCAACAACAATTCAAGATGGCGATAGAATAGCTGTTATACAACTAACCAATACGTCTGACGGCACTGGTGAAAGTGCAGTTACAAAAGTAGACGTTAGTGCTTTGGCTGCTAACAGCGCTAATGGTCAAACTTGCACAGGTGTTAAGCTTGCAAAGATTGTCTATTCTACTTTTGGTATGAGCGTAAAACTTTTATGGCATGCGACTACAAATACCATTTGTTGGGATCTAAATTCAGATTACACAACAGATGAGGACTTTTCAGAGTTTGGTGGTATACAAAATACTGCTGCGGCTTCTGGTAAAACAGGAGACATTAAGCTTACAACTACAGGCCATGCAAGTGGTGATTCGTATGTTATAGTTTTAACTCTTATAAAAGAATACGCTTAATATGGCTGAATACAGAGGCAAGACTGTAACTCTAAACAAACCCAGGAGAATCTCAAAGGGTTCTCCTGGATTCGGTAAAAAAACAAGGGAAGTTTTCGTTAGAGTACCTGCTTCTGGAAAAATTAAGCGCGTCACTTTTGGTGATCCAAAATTAGGCGCGCATCCTGGTAATTCTAAAAAAAGAAAAGCTTACTGCGCTCGTAGTAAGAATTTAGGGGACGATAGAACTAAAGCTAATTATTGGTCAAGAAGACAATGGAGATGTTAAATGGCAAAAGCTAAAAGCGGCGGCAAAATATGTCCATCTGGTAAAGCTTGGGCAAAACGTACATTTGACACGTATCCTTCAGCTTATGCAAATATGGCCGCATCTAAATACTGTAAAGATCCAAACTATGCAAAAGGCTCTAAAAAAAAGAAAAGAGTTAAAAAGGCAGAGGGGGGATTGGTATTTAACGTCAGAGGACAAGGCAGAGTAATGTCAAATAGGTTGAGATAATGGGTCAATTAAAGCAATGGCGCGAACAAAACTGGGTTAGGATTGGGGCTGATGGTTCTATCAAAGGACCGTGTGGGACCAGTAAAAATAAAAAAAATCCAGATAGATGTTTGCCAAAAGCCAAAGCTCAAAGTCTATCTAAAGCAGAACGTGCCAAAACTGCACGTAAGAAAAAAGCTGCGGGTGCAAAAGGTAAAACCGTAGTAGCAAATACAAAAAAAGCTAGAGTTTCTGTAAGCAGAGGAGGAGAAATGCTAAAAAACAAATCAAAAGCTGATCTTAACAAAGACGGTAATATATCTTCATACGAAATGAAAAGAGGTATGGCTATTGAAAAAGCCATGTCTCAACAAAATCGTGTGAAGAAGAAAAACGGTGGATTCATAGCAAAAGGCTGTGGTAAAGTTATGAACAATCGTCGTAAAGTTACGACTATATCTTAGGAGATAATTATGCCAGCAAAAAAAGCAGCAGATAAAAAAATGGATGCCAAAATGAAGGCTAGACAAAATGCAAAGGTAAGACCTGATGAGCCAGTAGAGGAGACAAGGATTTACTTGAACATGCCTAAGAAAAAGGCTGCTCCAAAAAAGAAAGCGCCTGCTAAAAAGAAAACTACTAAAAAATAGAGGTACACTATGTTTAAAAGAACAAAAGGGTATGCCGCAGGCGGCCAAGTAAAATCAAAAGGTATGCGTAAAGGCGGCGTATACAAAAGCAAAGGTATGCGTAAAGGCGGCGTATACAAAAGCAAAGGTATGCGTAAAGGCGGCGTATACAAAAGCAAAGGTATGAACAAGGGTGGCCCAATGAAATCTAAAGGATACAAAAAGGGCGGGAAAGGTAGGCCGTAAGTGGCTTACTTACAAAGTAACATCCCACATTTTAAATGCTGGGTCAGAAAAGAATATACGCATAATCACGAAAAATATCACGGTGAGTTTCTTCACGCCATGGCTATCGCTGTTACGACGATGCCTTGTCGTTGTTTAAGTTTTCAATTGATATTTACAGGTATAGAGGCAGAAGGCGAAGAAGAAGATACAGTTCACGGTGGCGCTATGTGGGCTAGGATGCCAATAACAGCGCTTGTAGGAGATACACCTTTTGAACAGTGGCCAGAACCAATGGCTGTTCACGATGCCCAACCTTGGGATTGTTCTTCACACCATCATGCCGTTTACGTATTAGATAGAGCCACACCTTGTCCTTGGCTGGCTAAAATAGATGGTAATTTTTACCCAGCTAAATATATGTTTACTGTTGATTATGCAGAAAATGAGATAGCTGATGATCCTGCCCAACATAAACAAAGTCACGTTTTAGAGCTATTAGACGCAGGAGAATGGACAGGTAATATTGTAGCGTTACCAAACAACCGCGTTAGAGTCACTCATCCCGCTTGGTTTGAAACTGGATCAGGCGCACCTGATTTTAGACCATCCGCACATATACATTATTCAAAGTCTGATTTAGACTATACGTTGGATGTAAACAGAATTTTTGATAATCTATACGCGGAGGATGAATAATGGCTGATTTATCAATAGCACAAAAAAGAAAATTAGTTAAAGAATTAAAAAATGCTTCTAAACTGCACGCTAGGCAAGCAGCGCAGATAGAAAGGTCTTTGAAAAATACTAAAAAGAAAAAGTAATGGCACTTTCAGGCAGTACAGATTTTGAACCCAATGTAACGGAGTTTGTTGAAGAAGCTTTTGAGCGTTGTGGTATCGAACTTAGAACAGGATACGATCTTAAAACAGCAAAAAGATCTATTAATCTCATGTTGGCAGAATGGGCCAACAGAGGTCTAAATCAATGGACAATTGAACAAGCAACGCAAACTGTAACAGAAGGAACTTCTAGTTATTCTTTGAATTCTAACGTAATTGATATATTAGATATGTCGTTGCGTAGAACAATTAATAGTGAAACAACTGATACAAGTATGAGCAGAATTAGTCGCTCTGAATATTTGAATATACCAACTAAAGATACAAAAAGCCGACCTTCGCAGTTCTTTTTTGACAAGCTGACTACTCCCGTAATAAAAATATGGCCAAGTCCAGAAAACTCTACGGATATATTGGTTTTTAACAAAATAGTCAGAATGGATGATGCTGATACGGCTATCAATACGTTAGATATGCCATTTAGGTTCTATCCTTGTTTTGCTGCTGGATTGGCTTACTACATATCAATAAAGAGAGCGCCTGATCGTATGCAAATGCTAAAGGCTGCTTACGAAGAAGAATTTAGACGTGCAGCTGACCAAGATGAAGACAGAGCATCATTTCGTATAAAACCATCTATGAGGAGTAGTTATTAGTGGCTTACGCTACTGGAAAGTTTGCGCGTGGCCTTTGTGATCGTTGTGGTTTTGAATACAAATTGCATGAACTCAAAGAAGAATGGAACAATTTAAAAGTTTGTAGCGAATGTTTTGAACCGAAAGCTCCTCAAATTGATCCAAGACCAGTAATTACAGACCCAGAAGCAGTTTACAACCCAAGACCCAACAATGATAAAGAAGTTGGTGAGGGATTTGTGGTTGTATCGGATGCTAATAATTTTACAGCTACAAGCATAAATTCTTTGTCTATGAACCCATCTATCTTGGGTACAAATTTCACCACCCCTGAAATGACAGGAAGTGTGGGAACAGTTACAATCACAACATGACTTATACTGAATTATATACTTTGATACAAAACTTTCTGGACAACAATGAAAGTACGTTCAATACGACAATACCTGATTTTGTAAAAAATGCAGAAGATCGTATATTTAATTTAGTACAAGAAGATTTCTTTAGGAAAAATGTGACAGGTAGTTTGACAACGGGAAACCGTTTTCTGACTTGTCCTACAGATTTTATTCTGAGTTTTTCGTTAGCGGTAATTGATAGTTCAAGTGACTATCATTTTCTGGAAAAGAAACACCCCAGTTTTATGCAGGAATATACTCCTGATATAACTGACACCAGTCTGAGAGGACTGCCTAAATACTACGCTGACTTTGATAAGGAATACAGCACTTCTGGAAGTTCTGGAACAACTATCACCGTCGCGCCATTACCAGATGCAAACTACTCAGTAGAATTGCATTATTTATATAGACCAACAAGTTTGGTTTCAAATACAGACGGCACTTGGCTTTCCGTTAATGCCAGAGACGCTCTGCTTTATGGCTCGTTAGTCGAGGGCTATACTTTTATGAAGGGTGAACCAGATTT